CCGTGCACAACACCGAGCTGACTTCGCAGCCGTTCACGTTCCCCGTAAGCCCCAACCCGCAGGTGATCAATTTGGGCCACATGGGAATTGTCGGCGGCGCCAGCGCGCCGGTGGTGAAGAATGCGGCGGGCAGCACTACCTACGTCGAGAACACCGACTACGTCGTCGACTACGTCAACGGACTAATCACGCAGAAGACCGGCACCTCGATGACGGTGAACGCGACGGTGCATGTCACCTTCTACTACAGCGACCCGTCGCAGGTGGCGGACTCGGACCTGGTCGGGGCGGTCACCAGCGGCGTCTATACCGGGATGCAGCTATGGTCGCTCGCATACGGGCAGTTCGGATTTTTCCCGAAGATTCTGATCTCACCGGCCGCGGGACCGAGCGGCGCGGGGATTCAGTCCGTCGGCTCGCAGGACCCCGCGGTCGCATCGGCGCTGCATACGCTGGCGGCAAAGATGCGCGGCGTATGCCTGATCGATTCGGCGCCGGCGACGGCGGTGGCCGCGGCAATCTCGAATCGGTCGACGTCAGGGCAGGCGTTCGATGATGCGCAGGATCGCGACATCCTTTGTTTCCCCTGGGTGCTGTTCGACGATATCGGGCTGAACCCTGTGGGCGTGACGATCGGCGCCGGCGGCGCCGCAGTCGAAGTGGCGATGAACGCGGTCGAGGACTCGCCGCTGTCGCAGTGGATGGCGGGCGTGATGGCGGCCACCGACCTCGAACACGGCTACTGGTTCTCGCCATCAAACGAGCTGATCAACGGAATCCTCGGGACCGACGTCGCGATCTATTCCTCGATTCTGGACTCCAACTCGGACGGCAACAATCTGAACGCGATCGGGATCGTGACCGTGTTCAGCCAGGGCCCGAGCGGACAGCGAATCTGGGGCAACCGATCGTCGGCGTTTCCCACCGCGACCACGCCGAACGTGTTCATCCCGATCCGGCGGACGTTGGATGTGGTCGAGGAGTCGGCGCAGCTCGCGATGCTGCAATTCATGGACGGGCCGATAACCAACTCGCTTATCACGGCGATTCTGCAATCCATAAGCGCGTTCATCCGGTCGTTGATTCAGCAGGGCGCGCTGGTGCCGGGCGGCAACGTCTCGTTCAACCCGGTGGACAACCCGGCCAATCAGATCGCCAACGGCCAATTGGTATTCGAGATCGACGTGATGCCGCCGCCGCCCGCGGAGCGGATCACGTTCAACGTCTACGTCGATATCTCGCAGCTCTCGAACCTGACCGCATCATCGGGGTTGGCATCGCAGTCGATGTCCGCATAGGGGCTCTAACCACAAGGGCACCAGGTAAATACAAATGGCGAAAAAGAATGGCGAAAAAGAGATCACGGTGCCCGAGTGCGCGAACATCGGACGCATCGTGCATTTCGTTCACGACAGCGGCGCGGTTGCACCGGCGATGATTCTTCATCTCGACGAGGAAAAGGTCGCGAACCTGATCGTCTTTATCAACGGTATCCCGCGATTTACCAGCATGATTGCGCGTGCTGCGTTCGACGAGAAAGAAGAGCGCAAGCAGGGGACCTGGCACTGGCCGGAAAAGGTCTGAGGAGTAGCAAATGAATATTGCGATCAATCGACTAGTCAATTGCGCCGTGTATATCGACGGCGACAGCTTTATCGGGCGCGCCGAGCGCGTGAAGATCGCCAAGCCCAAGGCGGTGATGGTGCAGCATAAGGGGCTGGGGATGGTCGGCAAGGGCAAGCTGCCGGCGGGAATCGACGAGCTCGAGGCCGAGATCAAGTGGTCGTCGGTGTACGCCGAAATCGAGATCGTGAACGGCTCGCCGTTCGAGACGCACGACTTCCAGGTCCGCGGCAATCTTGAAACCTACATCGCCGGCGCGCTCACCGAGGAAGTGCCGTACGTGTACCTGATGACCGCATCGTTTATTGATGCGGGCCCGCTGGAGTTCCAGCAGCACGAGAACGTCGATCGCACCTCCACGCTCGCGGTTTATCACTGCGAGGAATCGATCGCCGGCGTGCAGACGTTCCTCTACGACTGGTCGGCAAACCTGCTGACGGTGGACGGCATCGACCAGCTCGCGAACTTCCGCGCGAACCTGGGCGGGTGATTTTCTGTTTCCTCGCCCGCTTGGTTGCGGGAGAGGACTAAGGTGAGGGTGCTGCCACCCCGCCTGTTCATTGGTCAAAAAGGAGACCGAACATATGGCCGAGAAACACGCAACCAAGACCGGCTTTACGCCGGCGCCGGAGAAGAGCGAGTCCGTCACGCTGCCCTCGGGGATCGTCGCGGCCGTTCGCAGCGGAAAGGGGCGCGACCTCAAGCAGGCGCAGCGCCTGGTCGCGAAGGGATCGCCTGATGCGGCCACGGAGACCGCATTCGCGCTGATCTCGATTCTGGTCACGATCGACGGACAGAAAATATTTCCCGACCAGGTGGAAGAGATGGACCTGGCCGACGTGATGAAGCTGACCACGTTTATCACGCGAAATTTTCCCAAGCCGGAGGAATCCCCGACCGAGCCGGCTTCGCCGCCCTTGTCCGCTTTGGATACGACCGCGGTGAATTGATGGGGATGACGTTCGACGAGATCGGCGAATGCGTTGCCGAGGTGACTGAGTACAACCGGGAGATGGAGCGTGCACAGCAGGCCGCTGAGCGGCGCGCGCGGGACAAATCACATGAGCATAGCTGACGATATCACCAAGCCGCCGCACGAAGTGACCGCGAGGCGTGCCCGAGCGGTCATCCTGAACGAAGTGAAGGACCTCAACGACAATGAGTAGTGCAGACGACGTAATCAACCCGTCCCACGAACAACTCAAGATGAGCCTCTATCCGTGGTTCAAGCCGACGATCAAACCGGATGGGCGCCTGGAGCTGAAGCTCGACGTGATGACGCTCGTGCCGCTGCCAGCAAAGGCTGTGAGTGCTGCGGACAAGACGCCGCCGCTGCATGCGGTTGAGTCGATCGGCGATGTCCCCAGCAGGATACCGGATGGTTCAGAGGGATTGCCGCCCGTGCAGCCGGTGCACGTGGCCAGCGCCGAGCTCGAGGCGCCGACCTGGCAGGCGATGGAGGCGATGGGACAGATGATCGTGGACGCCGCGAAGAAGCAGAACGCGGTGGCGTCCAGCAAGATCGAAAGGGTCGCGGCTGATCCGAAGCTGATGAGCGCGATCAGGAATGGCGGTGGAAGACACTAGGGATTCCTCGCGCGGCGGCCACGCGCGGGAATGACAACACCACTAGGTCAGGAAAGAGAATGAGCGCGAAATTGCATATCGGGAATCTGGCGTACTCGGTTGATGATCGCGAGCTATGCGCGTTCGCGGCGTTCGACGTAGTCAGCGCGAGCGTTGTGAAAGACAAGTTCAGCGGCAAGTCGCGCGGGTTCGCGTTCGTTGAGCTCACCGATGGCGCGGAGGCCGCGCGGGCGATTGAAGCGCTGGATCGCCAGGAGCTGGGCGGCCGGCCGATTCACGTCGAAGGGGCGAAGAGCGACGGCCCGCACACGGGTGGCCGGCGGGAGCGCGATGGGCGGTGAGTGTTTCCTCGCCCGTTTTCAGGAGGACAGAGCCTGTCCCGAGTATTTCCGAGGGAACTAAGGTGAGGGTTCTGCGAGCTTAGTCAGATGGCGTTTGGCAGTAACATGCTTCAGTTCGCGATCGTCCTGTCGGCGATCGACCACGCATCGGGCGTCCTGAAAAGCGTCGAGACGCAGGTTGAATCGCTGAACAAGTCGTTCGCAGGAACCGAGCATTATCGCCAGGCCGCGCAGAACATGGCGATGGCCGGGGCCGCATCGGCGGCGATGGGCGCGACGATCGCGCTACCGCTGAAGGACATGGTCGAGTCGGCAGCGGCGACTGAGTATGCATTGCACCATCTCGGGACGGCGATTCTCGATCCGATCGAGAAAGTCCGCGACCTCGCGCAAGCACAGGACTTCGCCGAGAAAATGTCGGTCAGGTTCAACGCGTCGCAGGAAGACGTGATTCAGAACCTCTTCCTGGGCGTGTCGTACGGTCTTAGCTTCAAGCAGGCGATCGACAATGCGACCGTGTCGCTGGCGGTGGCGAAGGGCGGGATGGGCGATGCGGCCGAGACCGGCAAGGCGCTCGCGATCATCTTCAACGACTTCGGCGACACGACCAGGGACGCGACGCCGCAGATCCAGCATTTCGGCGATGTGGTCGCATTCGCGACGCGCCATTTCGCTTTCGCCAACGTCGGGCAGTTCACCGAAGGAATCAATATCGCGATCGGCTCCGCGAAAGCCGTGGGCGTCCCCTTTGAGGACATGGTCTCGGTCCTGAGCGCGTTCAACAAGGTGGGAATCCAGGGCAGCGAGGCCGGCACGGCACTGATGGAAGCGTTGCAGGCGCTGGGCCGCGGCGGGTTCGAGCAAGCCGGCGTAGCGGTCGCGCGCTTCAACATCGGCGCGAGCGACGTGATCGGCACGATTCTAAATCTGAAGAAGTCGGTCGCAGGCCACGTGATCGACGAACAGACATTCGCGCGGTTATCGAAGTCACTGGGAATTCGCGGCACACACATCGTGGGGCTCGATTTGGCCAGCTTGGAGGATATTCGCGCGCAGATTCACGGCGCAACGGCTGGTGCGGCGATGGCCGGCGCGAACGAGATGCTGGACACGACGGAGGAGAAATTAGGGTCGCTCGGCAAGGCGTGGCACAACTTCAGAGAGTCGTTCGGTGACCAACTGCTCGGGCCGCTCAATCAAGTGGGCAATGTACTGGGCAGAATGGTACATGGGATAACCGGCTTCGCGAGCGCTCATCCGCAAATAGTCAAGTTCGTCGCGATCTTCGCTGCGATCAGCTCGGCGTTGCTGATCGCGGGCGGCGCAGTCCTGGCGTTAATCGGCGGCATCCTGTTCCTCGGCGGCATCGTCGGAATCGCCGCCGCGACGATCGGATGGATTGTCGGGATCGGCGCCGCGATCGTGGCGCTCGTCGCCGTGCCATGGACGTGGGCGCCGAGCGTGCTCAAGTTCTTCGCGAACTTCGGGACATGGGCGTTCAAGGCGGGAGTCTCGATCGTCACCGGCCTGGCCAAAGGCATCTGGTCGAACATCACGGCGCCGATTGACGCGATCAAATGGATAGCGAGGAAGATCGGCGGACTGATTATCGGGCATTCGCCGCCGCCCGAAGGCCCGTTGTATCAACTGAACCGGATGCGCCTGATCGAAACGATCGCGGAGACCATTCGGCCGGCGCCCGTCCTGAATGCGATGCGCCGGACGGCGATGGCGGCCATGATCGCGGCGCCGATGGTGGTTGCCGCGCCGGCGATCGCGGCGGCGCGCATCGCGCAGATCGCCATGCCGGTGACCGCCCAGGTGCCGGCCGTTCAGGCCGCCGCGCGCGGTGCCGGCGGCGTAGCAGCGGAGACGGCGCCCATCACGATTAACTACTCGGTGACCATCAACGGCACGAACCTTGATCGCCCTGCTCTGATGGCTGAGCTGCGCAAGAGCGCGTACGACCTCAAGCGCATCGTCGATGGCGAGACGACGCGGCAGAACAGGAAGGCATACTGATGTTTGCCGCGCTCGGTCAGATTACGTTCCAGGCGCTTAACTCGCCGCGCGAGTTGCGCGAGCAGTTCAAATACACGTTCGCCAAACACGACGTCGTCGAGGATCGGCCGCGGCTGCAGTGGCTCGCCAATGACCTGGAGACGATTCATCTGGAGATGCTGTTGCATCCGCAGCTCGGTAACCCCGCTACCGCGTGGGCGCAGCTCAAGGCGGCGGCAGAGGCGCATCGGGCGATGGCGCTGGTGTTCGGCAACGGCGAGCATCTCGGCTATTTCGTAATCACCGCGATCGAAAAGAATCCTCTTTGGCTCGCCGACGATGGCAGCCTGATTGCGATCGAGGTGAGCGCGGATCTCACTGAGTACGCATTCGGCGCCGAAGTCGATCCCCAGGGGCCGCCTAAGCCGGCCGGTCCGCCGATCGCGATCTCGCCGGTGCCGCCGGGCAGCTTGTCGGGCGCTGGCCCCGTGGGCTTCACCACCGGATTGGACTCGAACGGCAATCTCACGATCGTTGGCCCGAACGGCCAGATTATCAAAACGATTCCCGCGCCCGGCGTGAGCGCGATCAGCACGAATCCGGCATCGCCCTCGACCGCGGCACCCAATCCCGATGACGTACCGACCAGCGTCATCACCAGGGCCGGGGCATGAATGGCGCGGCTCAAATGCCCGACAGGGGCGTGCGTCTTCGCACGCAGCGCGTGAGCGCTTCCGAGGCGGAGCAAAGCGGAGTCGAGGAAAAATCAGACTGATGGCGATCGAGACGCCAGCGCAATTTGCGGCTGCGTTCGGGATGGTTCCGGCCACGCCGAATCCGATCCCGCCGACGCAGGCGATTATTCATACCACCAGCCAGGGCGAGCGATGGGACAACCTGGCATGGACGTACTACGGCGACGCGACGCTGATCTCGCCGATTATCATGGCGAATCCGGACGTGCCGATCATGTCGGCGTTCGATGAGGGAATCGAGATCTCCATCCCGATTTTGCAGATGAACCAGGTCGCGACCGAAGACGTGCCGCCGTGGAGCGAGCAGGTGTAGTGAGTAATTGGGCACAGGCGAAGGAGCGCGCGAATCCGCACTACTGCCACGCACGCGGATGCAGGGTCGAGGTGCCGCGCCGGCTGCTGATGTGCCATCGCCATTGGGCGATGGTCCCGACCGCGATGCAGCATCGCGTGTGGGCGACGTATCGGGCCGGCCAGGAGAACGGCGTGAAGCCGAGCGACGAGCACGTGCGGGCGGCCGCCGAGGCGATCAATGCTGTGGCAGAGAGAGAGGAGGCTGCGTAATGAAACGACGCAGAACCCTCACCTTAGTCCTCTCCCGCAAGAGAGCGGGCGAGGAAACCGGAGGCAGAGCGTGAGCGCGCAGCCTGCAATTGCCGGGCCCGTTACTGCGGCGGTGCGCTCGCCGCGGTGGGTGCTGTTTTACCAGGGCGTGAATATCACCGCGCGGATCGAGCGGATGATTCGGCGGATTACGTACCAGGACCACGGCTCGAACGCATCGGATGAGGTCGAGGTCGAGCTGGAGGATCGCGACAAGCGATGGCAGGGGCCGTGGTTTCCGGCCGAGGGCGACCGGCTGAACCTGCAAATCGGTTACGACGGCGAGGCGTTGCTCAATTGCGGCGACTTCCAGGTTGACGAAGTCGAGCTGAACGGACCGCCCGATGTGGTCACGATGCGTTGCCTGGCCGCATCGATTAAGCCGGCGATGCGCACGCCGAATACGAATGGCTATGAGAATCAGACGCTGATCCAGATCGCGACGCAGATCGCGAGCAAGTACGGTCTCAACGTCGTAGCCTCGCCGGACGCGATCAACGTGTCGTTCGATCGCGTGACGCAGTTACAGGAAACCGATCTGGCGTTCCTGCGCAGGCTTGCGAACGACCACAACTACGACTTCACGGTGCGTGGTAACAATCTGGTTTTCTATTCGCGGACGGCCTTGGAGCAGACTGCGCCGGTGCTCGCGATCGTACGCGGACAGACGCCCGTCAAGCAATACGAGTTCAAGTCGCGCACCCAGCAGATCTACAAGGCGGCCGAGGTCTCCTACTTCAATCCCGACACGAAAGCGCTGGTGACGGGAACCGCGACCGCGAGCCCTGCGCCACCGACCGGCGACACGCTGAAGCTGCAAAAGCGCTGCGCGAACGGCCAGGTGGCTACGCTGAAGGCGCAGGCCTCACTGCACGATCACAACATGCTCCAAGTGACCGGCAAGCTCACGCTGTCGGGAACGATCGTGCTGCGTGCGATGAAGAACGTCACGGTACAGGGATGGGGCGATTTCGACGGGACGTACCATATGGACTCGGCGCGCCACACGCTGGAGCGGCCGGGCGGCTACACCACGGAAATTGAAATCAGGAGCGTCAACGACGCATCGAGCGACACGCCGTCTTCTGATGGAACAAGTGATGATTCAACTGACTAAAGGCGCATTCGCGCGATGTCCCGAATGCGGCGGCGCGTGGATGGTCGTCAACCAGGCGTATCAGATGGGCGAATGCCCCGGCTGCGGCACGCGCGTGTGTTTCAAGCACGGCGAGGTGTTCGCAACACACACGCTCCTATCGGCGTCTGCGTGGGTTGAGGCGTGCTTTAGCTGTATTCGCGAGCAATCGCTGAGCCGTGATTCTTCCACTCCGGCA